CAATACTTGCGGATAGATTTAGAAAAGGACTTAGAAAAGATTAGAGAAGAACAATTGAAAGAATCACCATTCGACGACTTACTGGATAATTAATATGGCAAAATATGTACTTGTAGACTCACTTAACATGTTCATGAGAGCAAAGCATGTAGGTGGCGGTAAAGATATTGACATGCGTGTTGGCATGGCTATGCACATTATGTTTAACAGCATTAAGAAGTGTGTAAAAGACTTTAATGCTGATCATGTTGTATTTTGTTTAGAAGGTCGTTCATGGCGTAAAGACTTTTATACTCCATACAAAGCAAATCGTAAAGTAACATCAGACAGTCGTACACCACGACAGATTGAAGATGATGAGTTATACTTTGAAGCATACGATGGCATGATTGAATACTTCAGAGACAAGACTAATTGCAGTGTTATTAGATGTGCTACAGCAGAAGCAGATGACTTAATTGCATTTTGGACACAAGAACATCCACAAGATGAGCATGTTATTGTAAGCACAGACAGTGACTTCTATCAGCTCTTAGCACCTAATGTAACGCAGTACAACGGCACTACGGATCAGATAGTTAGTTTAGAAGGCTTTAAGAATGCTAAGACAGGCGAATGGGTAATAGATAATAAGACTAAGAAAGTTAAAGAGCCTATTGATCCTAAGTGGATATTGTTTGAGAAGTGTGTGCGTGGTGATACAAGTGACAATGTATTCAGTGCATATCCAGGTGCAAGAAAGAAAGGCACTAAGAACAAAACAGGCATGTTAGAAGCATTTGAAGACCAACACAGAGGTGGATTCAATTACAATAACTTTATGTTACAACGTTGGGTAGATCACAACGAAGAAGAGCATAGAGTAAAGGATGACTTTGAACGTAATAGAATACTGATCGACTTAACAGAACAGCCGGACGAGATTAAAGAAGAGTGCAGACAGATTATTGCTGATGCAGTTAACAAGCCTAAGGTTGGTAACGTAGGCATACACTTTATGAAGTTTTGTTCTAAGTGGAACTTACAGCGATTAACTAACCAAGCAACAGAGTTTGGAGATATATTAAATAGAGGAATAAACAAAGATGTGGGAGTGGACTCACCTAACTCAGTTTTGGAAAAAGCCTAAACCTGAGGTACAAAAAGAAACTGTCGTCATAGACATGATGAAGGATGATGTAGATCCTGCTGAACTAACAATTGAAAACGCATACAAGACAAGATGGATATGGTATCACACAATATTAGCAATAGGCATTTTTATGACAAACATTGTTTTAATTGCAATCTTTTTATTGTTGGCAATTAAATTATGATGACTGATGCAGACAAGGCTGAGTGGATATTAAAGAACGGTAATGTAAAGCCGGCTTGGATATTTGAGCGTGTGGATGATAAGATTTTTAAAAGACCAATCGCACCAGATAATAAAGAACTACCGCCATGGATGAGTAAAGAAAGAGTATTAATAAAAGATAAGGATGGAAATTATGACAAAAACTAACACACCACAAACTAAGTTACAACAGATTTCAGATGTAGCATGGCTTGTACGTCAAGGCGAACTGAAACTTGGTATACTGAATAAAGATATACAAGAGAACTATACGTATATCACAGGCAAGGAACTTGTTAAGTTTAATACTAAGACACAGGCAAAGCAGTACTTTGGTAACGTTAAGTTGTTTGAGGATAAGATTGACGAGCCGGCACAAACAGACGAGCAGTTTTATATCAGAGGTCATCTTGTAGACTATCCTAATCCTTGTGCTATTGATCCTACTCATGAAGACTACGATAACATGTTACCACTATACACAAAGATAGAAGGCAGTGATGTTTATTATGCCGCTGGATACTATTGTATTAACTTTGAAAAAGGTTGGAAACATGCACACGGTCCTAAGTTAGCAACACTTGAAAAGTATGGCTATGAAGGTCCATTTAGAACAGAATGTGAGATGAGACAACGTCTTAAAGTTCTAAATAGAATGCGTAAGCATGACTGATCGCGAAACATTAATCAAACATTTAAACCATCTTGCACAGACTGGGCACACAAAAGCCACCGTGGATTTGCAATATCTATTAGGCATACTGCTATCACAACCGCAAGAAAGTGTAACTAAAACCGAATTAAACCCGCAGGAAAATGCATACACAGACGGCGGACAGTTCTCAGATGAGTGATTTGGATGTACCGGAAGGCTGTGGTTACAATCAAAAATTCTTTTGGCAATGGCCGTTAAACACACATGGTATAAGCGGATCAATTGTTGCATGGTGTACAAAGAATTGTGTAGGTAAGTTTGGTTGGCACTTCATTCCCAACGCATACATGAATCATGACGAGGATGATTGGTTTAAAAACCAAGAGGCTTTCCTCTCATTTGATCTAAAAGAAGATTTATTACAAGCAAAATTAAGCATATCCGACCGCGTTTAACAGCCTTTCTATCTCCATTAACATACGTTTTTTAGATAAATATAAGTGTAAGGAGATACACATATGAGTAGACCAAAACCCACTATATTACTTGAAGCCATTAATCAACAGGCTTATAAATCAGAACAAGTACTAAGTGCTGATGCAATATATTCTGTGTTCTTTCAAGGCAGTCCAATTAACCTTAGAACACTAAACACACTGATCGATTACCCCGGTCCAAAGTATAAAAAAGTTTCCTTTTCTAACTCTGGTCATGCGTTTAATTTAGCAGATAGACTAAACAAATTGTTCTCAACAGATGAGTTTTGCGTAGTAAAATTAACACAAGGCGAAATAGTCACTGAAGATCAATCATCTGAGAAATAACTGGTATGCACACAGAGTTGCATACATTATTATTAGATCAGTGTAAGCCATATCTAATTGGCCATCTAAGCAAAGTGTATGGCGAAATGTCTGACTACTCTGACAGTAAGATGTTACAAATAATGTTTACTAATTTCAGAGCAACCAAAACAGATACCATAGGTTTACGTCTTAGTTATATTGGCAATAGAGTAATGTGTAAAGTATACGATCAATGGACGTATGAACACACAGGAAATATTAACCACAAAGCCTATTTAACACTTGACAGAAACATGATTTGGCCGTATTATATAGGTAAGAAGTTAGTAACGTTTTACAGTGAAAATGATGCCGCATGGTTTAGATTAAACGGCGGTGATATAGCAAAATACTCAGAGTATATATAGGAGTTTCAATGGACACATTGATTCTTAACAAAGACGGTGCACCGATCAGCGTGTTGCCTTTAAGTGCTGTTAGTTGGCGTGACGCAGTCAAATATATGTGTTTAGAACGTGTAACAGTTCTGGACTGGTATGATGATTGGGTAGTACGTTCTCCTTCATGGGAGACTAAAGTTCCGGCAGTTATGATAGTAAAGGACTATGTGCGAAAGCATAAGTACCCACGTTTCAGTAAGTATAACGTGCTACTTCGTGATCGTATGACATGTCAATACTGTCCTAAGGAAGTAACAACCTCAACAGTGACTATGGATCATGTACATCCTATTAGCATGGGCGGTACTACATGCTGGGAGAACATTGTAGCAAGTTGTATGCCTTGTAACACAGCAAAAGGATCTAAACTAATTAAACCTAAACGTGAGCCTTATAGGCCTACGTACTTTGAATTAGTAGCAATAAGAAAACAACTACCGTTTGACATCAAACACGATAGTTGGAATAATTACATATAGCCGATAAACTATAAAAGGCACGGAGAGCACTTGGTAAGTAAATACATGAGTGAACAAATGGATCAAGTCGAAGCAAAGTTGTCTCCGGAAATAACGGAGGCGTTCGAAGGCAGTACTATGAGTAAGGCTGGACGTCTTGCTATGGAACTTAATAAGGAACGCAAACGTCTCAAACAAGAGATGGAAGAACTACAGCTCGAAGTAGAAGATCTAAAACCTGCAACACCCACAGGCACAATTGACAGTTATGTTAAATGGGTAGCAACAGTGTTTGGTGTAGTTGGTGTGTTTTTAATCAGTGCAGGACTTGGTACACTTGGACAAATTGCATATCTATTTGCCGCAACATGTTGGGTCTACGTAGGACATTGCTGGAATGACAAAGCAATCATGATTGGCAGTGCAATATCAGGTACAGCAGTACTAATGAATCTAACAGATATGTTAGTAGCCTTATAAAAACGGTTGACAATACCCTATCTTCGTGTATAATGTACTCATGTTTAGGAATAATCCTGAGCACAATGATAAATGAAAAGGTGAAAAACTATGTCAAATACGACTACAGTAACAAAAGAGCAAAAAGTATTAAGTGCTCTACAAGAAGGCAGAACTCTAAGTTCAGCTCAAATGAAATCGTTCTTCGGAACTGGTAACCCACAAGCAGTGATTCAATCACTAAGATTCAAAGGATTTCCAATCTATTTGAATGTTGTGACAGACACTAAAGGAAGATCAAGAAACGTATATCGTCTTGGAACTCCTTCAAGAGCAATCATTGCCGCTGGATACAAAGCAATGGCTAACGGCACTGTCTAATACCAATTCTGGTAATCAAAAGAGGGCTTTCGGCCCTCTTTTTTTGAATTAATTTTCATACTCTAATAGAATCAATGACTTACGCAACCTCAAAACGGTTGACAATATACTGAAATTTGTTATAATATATGCATAGTTTAACAAAAAGGGTAGGAACTTATGTCAATAAACGATATCAAATTAGCAGTCCAAAAGGGTGCTTTCTCACACGATGAACTTAGTTCATTGATTTCTTTCACACGTAGTTGCATGACGCAACAGGCTAAGGCTTCAATCAACGTTGGTGACAATGTGTTTGTAGTCCAAAAGACCAAACGTACTCCTGGTGTAGTCCAAAAGGTTAACATCAAGAAAGCGATTGTTCTCATGAACGGTAGCCGTTACAACGTACCACTTTCAATGTTGGAGGTGGCATAATGCCAGGCATAGATACTTCAGACAACTATCTCTTCGAATATGATAACGAAGTGAGCGTGGCAACTAATTTCAATCACTGGTATGCTATCAACTGCGAAGAGCGTTCAGCATTCGGTGAGACTCTTCATACACTTGAAGAAGCAAAGAAAGTTTTTCAAAATATTTACGTGGTAGAGCTATAAACCGGTTGACAATATGTCGATCAGTGCTATACTATGTTCATAGTTAGAAATTAAACATTATTTTGGTAGGAGAAATAATATGGATTTAACAGTCAAACCAACTCAAGTAACTTCGATTACTAAACGTGCCATTAAGGCAGAACGTCCAATCTTTTTGTGGGGTGCACCAGGTATTGGTAAGTCCGATATCATTGCACAAATCACAGAGTCGTTGGGCAACTCATTAATGATAGACATGCGTCTTGCTCTTATGGAGCCAACTGACTTGCGTGGATATCCTTTCCGTAACCCAGAAACAAACCAAATGGAGTGGGCACCTCCGGCAGATCTTCCAACAGAAGAACAGGCTGAGATGTATGACTTTATTATTTTGTTTATGGATGAGCTGAACTCTGCACCTCCAAGTGTACAGGCGGCGGCATACCAATTGATCCTAAACGGTCGAATTGGTCAGTATGTACTTCCTAAAAATGTTAGGATTGTAGCGGCTGGTAACCGCGACACTGATCGAGGTGTTACATACAGAATGCCAGCACCACTGGCAAACAGGTTCCGTCATATTAATATGGCAGTGGACTTTAGCGATTGGTCTACTTGGGCATTGCGTAATCAAATCCACCCTGATGTGGTTGGTTACTTGTCATATGCCAAGCAAGACTTATTCGACTTTGATCCTAAAACGAGCTCTCAGGCATTTGCTTCACCTCGTTCATGGAGTTTCGTAAGTGAGATCCTTGACATTCCAGAGTTTGATACTGCTGATGTATACGAACAGAAGGCTGAGATTGCCGGAGCAGTTGGAGAAGGAATGGCAGGTAAGTTTATTGAGCACAGACGTATTGCTGGTAAGTTACCTAATCCTGAGGACATCATGGATGGCCTTGTTAAGAAACTCAACGACAGCATCGCCAAAGAGATGAGTGCTAAGTACTCGTTGGTTGTGAGTCTCACTTACGAAATCAATCAAATGTATTTAGAGAACGGTACAAAGGGAGACTTCAAGAAGAAGTTCAACAATGTAGTTAAGTTCTCATACGATAACTTTGAGCCTGAGATGGTAGTGTTGTTCTTTAAGACGATACTAACAGACTATCAGATCAAGTTTAATGTACGTCAAGATTTAGAGAAGGATGTATACAAGGTCTTCTCAGAAAGGTACACAAAGTATATCGTATAACCAAACAGATATCTGGGCACCTACTACTCCTCCTACCTACCGCTCAGATAACTTAGATACCACCCTCCGGGGTGGTATCGACCTAATTAAGGTAGAATTAACGGTTGACAAACACACACAATTTGCTATAATATGTATATAGTTTGTAGGAGAACTTGAATATGAGTAAAGACATTAAAGACAGAGCATCAGAAGTAGCGGAAGTAAACATTCCAGATACTGACAGGACTGATGCACAGGTTCAAGATATGTTGATCAAAGCACGAGTTAGTATGCTTATCAACTTACCCTTCTTTGGTACACTTGCTACCCGTTTGAACTTTGTTGATGCTACTAAGTGGTGTCCAACACTTGCTACAGACGGCAAGAACTTTTACTACAACAAACACTTTGTTGCCGCTATGAGCCCAGAAGAGCAAATCTTTGGGGTAGGGCACGAAGTTCTTCACAATGTGTACGACCATCTTAACAAAGATATTATTGGTAACAGGGATCGTAGGTTGTGCAACATTGCTCAAGACTATGTGATTAACAATGACCTCATCGACGCAAACTGTGGTGAAGAAATTAAGTTAGTTAAGATATGCCAGGACTGGAAGTATCGTGGTATGCATTGGATGGAAGTGTACGATCAGTTGTTCAAAGAAGCAGAAGAAGACGGTCGTGTAATTTACGAATCCACACTTGACATGCACATGGATGCAGAAGGTAATGGACAAGGTGGCGATGATGAAGCAGGCGAAGGGGACGATCCTGCTGGTACTGGTAACAACGATGGCACCAATGGTCCTATCAAGTACACCAAAGAAGAGAAAGAAACTATAGCAAACGAAATGAAGAATGCTGTGGTAAACAGTGCCAAGGTTGCAGGTGCAAGTAACTTACCAGCCGGCGTAAAGCGATTGGTTAAGGACTTATTGAATCCTCAGTTAGACTGGAGAGAACTACTTGCTATGCAAATCCAAAGTGTTATCAAGAGTGACTACACTTTTAGCACACCAAGTAGAAAAGGACAGGACAACGGCTTTTGGTTGCCAGGTATGGATCGTGAGCAAACAATTGATATTGCACTTGCACTTGATATGTCTGGTTCTATTATGGACGAGATGGCACGTGACTTCCTAAGCGAAGTTAAAGGTATCATGGATCAGTACACAGACTTTAAACTACACTTGTTCTGCTTTGACACTGAAATACACAATCCAAAAGTGTTTACAATGCACAACATGGAAGAGTTTATGGAGTACGAACTTGGTGGCGGTGGCGGTACTGACTTTGAAGTATGTTGGGACTACATGAAAGACGAAGGCATTGTTCCTCAAAAGTTTGTGATGTTCACAGACGGTTATCCTTGGGATAGTTGGGGAGATGAGAACTACTGTGATACATTGTTTATTGTACATGGTGGTGGATATGGTGGTGTATCACCAACTTCACCGTTTGGAACTACTGTACCATATGAAAGAGAGTCAGCATAATGTTTAAAAGATTCTTTGAAATGACACAGGATGAGTTTGCTATGTTACAGGATAGCAACATCAAAGACAGGATGCTGTCAAACAAGTATGTAACAGATGAAGCAGACTTTATCGCATACTTTGAACAGCATGTTATGTGTACGTGGTTACAAGTGCCAAATGGAGACGGTAGTGTACTGTTATATGTAAATGCACCAGAAGGTTACATGGAACAAATGCACATAGATTTTTTAGACGATTTTGAGTCAATGGGAGTATAACAATGGCAGTATCAAAAACAAAAGGCAGTTATAAGACCAAGTATGCTATGCTTAAAGGGTATGGCAACTTGGCGATCCCTATGGACTTAGTAGAAGAGATTGCAAGTCGTGGATATATTATTAATACCAGTTACAAAGAAGAAGGCGGCGAGTACATCAACGAAGTTAAGCCTGTAGAAGAGATTAAGATTATCGATTCCTCAGAGATTGAAGCGGCAATTGTACAAGCAACATTAGAAGGTAAAAAGTAATATGGAAGCATGGAAAATCATACAAGAACTTGAAAGCGATAACAGTTCTTTATTCAAGCAGAGTGTGTTAGAACAGCACATTGGTGCTTTTGGTAACAAAGAGTTTGTAGAAGGCTTACAGCTCTGTTTAGACCCGCTTGTAACGTTTGGTGTGAAGCAAGTACCAATCACAAGCACAATGGGTGCTGGTGTTAGTTGGCACGACTTTAAGTTGTTAGCAAACGAACTAATTAATAGAGGCTTAACAGGTTATGCGGCTCGTGATGCTATTCAAACAATGGCAGAGAACTGCACGATTGATCAATGGAACGATTGGTACAGACGTATACTAATCAAAGACCTTCGTTGTGGTACTGGTGCTAAACTAATTAACAAAGTACAGAAGGATACTATTCCGCTGTTTGGTTGTATGTTAGCACACGACGGTGCTAAACATCCTAAGAAGATCACAGGAGATTGCTTCATTGAATACAAGTACGACGGTGTGCGTGTTATTGCTATTGTGCAAAATGGCGATGCTACTTTATATAGTAGGAATGGAAAACTACTGGAGAACTTCCCACATATCAACGAAGCACTCAGTAGATCAGAGTTCGAAGGTCTTGTATTTGATGGCGAGGTAATGAGCGAAGACTTCCAAACATTGATGAAGCAAGTACACAGAAAAGAAGGTGCTCAGACTGAGGACAGTTACCTTGCTATATTTGACATGCTCACACTTGAAGAGTTCAATGCAGGTGGTACTGACATGACTGCATTCGAAAGACGTGAGAGACTAATCAGTGTGTCGTCAAACTTTGGTTACAGAACACAACTTGTCCAGGCTATTAACTTAAACTTAGACAGCGAAGATGGACAAAAATCATTTAAAGAAATGAACAAACTGGCACTCGAAGAAGGATACGAAGGCTTAATGATCAAGCCAATTGATCAAGGTTACAAGTGTAAGCGAAGCCATGCTTGGTTAAAGATTAAACCTTTTATAGAAG